CAGCAACACAGGGCGCAGGCAATGCGTTAGCTGATGAGATATTAAACACAGGGGCACCCTCGCAATGAGTGATTTACAAACAGAAGTGGCAGAACTCAAGGCACGCCTACGAGCAGGCAAAGACAGGATGGTGGAGAACCAAAATCAAAAAGGCTTGGAAATGCTTGCTGCATTGGAGCAAGACCGATTGCCGCCTGAGTTGGCTTTAGTGCTGCAGGGTGCTTCTCTAAATTTCAGTGATGAGATTGCCGCGGTGTTTGGTCAAAGTGATTTTGATGATATTGCTGCCGGGTTAAACCAACGCCGCGCGCCTGGCGAAGAAATAAGCGGATACGACATAAACCTTTCGCAAATACGCCAGCCTATAAATGAGTTTAGGCAAGAAAAACCATTCCAAGCAATGGGCTACGAAACGCTAGGCGCTGGCGGTGCTGCTTTAGCCACTGGCGGGGCGACCGGCTTAATTAGGGGCGGTCAAACAGCAGGCCGAATCGCAAGCGCTGTTCCTTCTATAAGTAGGGCGAAGCAAGCAGGAATCGGTGGCGTAGTCGCTGGTGTTGGTGGCGGAGAAACTGCAGAAGAGCGAGCAATTGGCGGTGGCGTTGGTGGCGTTGGCGGCTTTGGTGTTCAGAAGATATTAGACATGGCAAGCACGCCTGTTAAAAATTTAACCCAAAGGCTGCAGTCGAACAGAAAGGTTACAAGAGAAGGCCGTAACCAAGCCAGAAAGTTGCTGAGAGACGCAATTGACAGCGACCTGACAACGCCCGAAGAGGCGATAACTTACGTTGCCAATATGCAAGGCAAGGACGTGACGCTGGCAGACATAGGCAGCAATACGCGCGTATTAATCGACGCTTTAGCTACATTGCCCGGTCCAGCAAAAGAGCGGGCATCGCGCTATCTCAGGCAGAGAATGGAAGGCCGACCAGCAAGGTTAACGGGCATACTGCAAGAAGCGTTCGGCAGCAAAAGTCGCTTTTATGATGATTTCGCGGCGCTGAAATCGGCCAGGGGCAAGTCAGCTGATGTTCTTTACGGCCAAGCCAATAAAGTTAATGTGCCCATGAATGACAACCTGCGTGCGTTTTTTCAATCGGACGCTGCGCAAGAGGCTTATCAGCGCGCGCTGCGTATTGCTCGAAATGAAGACGCAGGCAGCGGTATGGACAAGTTTAGGATTGCTGAGTCGGGCGACATACTTGGGCCTGATGGTGTGAAAGTTTCTGAGGTAAATACCCGATTTTTGCACTTTATAAAAATGGGTATGGATGACCTGGCTTTTCCGAAGATACCATCTGCAGGCATTGGCGCGGCAGAGACTCAATCAATTCGTAACGTGCGAAACGACTTTATTAGCGAGATTGATGCAGCCAACCCAACTTATGCCAGGGCGAGAAATTTGTACGCGGGCGACAGCAGGATCATGGACAGCTTAAAGCGCGGCAGAGAATTCTTGAATGCAGACCCGGATGAGATAGCTGCAGAGCTTGCGAATTACAGCAAGTCAGAAAAAGAATCTTTCAGATTAGGAGCCATGCACGCGCTGCAAGACCAGTTAGAGAGATCGCCAGAGACTGCAAACGTGGCGCAAAATATGTTGAAAAGCCCAAAGCGCAAAATGCTGTTGAGGCAGACATTTGATGGCCCAGATGCCGAAGATAATTATCAAGGCTTCATGGCCAACCTTGGGCGTGAGGCAGACATGGCGCGCGTCGAACAGGCCGGTATGAACTCAGCCACAGCGCAAAGGCAGGAAGTTATTGGGCTGCTCAAGTCTGAGTCTGCTATGCCTAACGTACCAACCAGCCTGCAAGATCTGCTTGCAACTGGCCTGCGCGACGAAGGGCTAAACTTGCAAGAAAACAGGTTAAGGGCAACGGCTGATGAGTTGGCGCGTATGCTGACTGAAACAGACCCAGCGGCTTTGCAAAAAATACTGCGGGAGTTGCAGGGCGGTAGGTCATTGAAGGACGTGCTTTCTAATGCCCTGCCCACTGAAGTCATAGCAACTTTATATAACACGGCTACTAGCCCGATGGTTGTAGGAAACGCAGTGGGGTCTTTGCCAGCGTATGTGCCAGAGGCTGGGCCTACGATGCTAAACAGTGCGCAAGAGTTACTGCAGGAAAGGCAGCAGCAATAAAACTTTTGGCACCATTTTGGCACCATTTATAGGGTAAGATGCAGCATCTGACAGCAAGCGACAGCAAGCAGGGTTCGTAAGTCATTGATTTGATTGACCCTGCTGTAAGCTACAGCAAGCTGCAGTAATACTTCGGAGAGTTCGATCCTCCCTGGCTCCACCACTTAACCCTTTGTTTTATAAAGGTTTTATTTTTCCTCTTTAAGTTTGGCACCATTTTGGCACCATTTTTTATTAAGTTAGCTCATTGAAAGAAAGATTTCTTCCTGCGCTTTTGACTCATCTTGGTCGATCCATTGAGCGTAAGTCGTAAAAAACATCTCAAGAGAATGCCCTAGTTTTTCAGCGCACCAACCTGGTCGCATTCCTGCGGCCAACATCCTGCAAGCAGCCCCGTGGCGCACATTGTAAGGGTTGCGATACCTAACTTCAGCCAACTGCATTGCCTTAGAGAAACGCTCTCCAAAGTGACTGCCGGTTTTGTGCGGCTTACCTTGGTAAGTTAAAAACAAATGTGGGTCGCGCATATCAACCACGCGCTTGGTCATCAATTTGGTGATCTGCGGATGAAGCGGAACGTCTCTTTCAGTTTCGGTCTTAGTGGTGCCATCGTGCCCTTCTACCCGCGACTTGTTCACATAAATTTTACCATCGCGGATGTCTTGCCTTGTGAGCGCAATTACTTCGCCGGGGCGAAGGCCACAATACCAGCGGATCGAATAGAACAATTTGTCCTCATCGCTTAGGTGCTGAAAAATAGCGTCAATCTCTTTCTCAACAAAAGGATCAATCGGTTTTTTCTTGCCAGACTTTTTATTGAATTTTTTTGACACGCTGATGGCAGGGTTGCTAGAGATAAATTCATTCTCAATGCCCATTGAGAAGACACTGCTGCCCGCATCTAGCACAACCTTGATGTATTTTTTTGACCGACCAAGCCGCCTCATCTCATTCACAATTTGCTGGATGTGCATTGGCTTAACTTGCGTAAGCAAATGACCACTCAGTGCTGGCATCCAATACAGGTTGAGCCTACTTTTTATTGAGCGATATGAGGACGGCTTGCCAAGTTTTATCTCATTAAGTTTGTCTTGCGCCATTTGCCCAAAAGTGGGCATAGCAACAAAATGATTATCTTCCTCATGGCCTTCTAAAAACGCCCTGATTTTTTTTGCGCGAATTTTCCTTGCGGCATCTATACCAGCTTTGTTATAGGCGATGGGGAGCGTTTCGTAACGCCGTATTTTCCCTTCAGCCCATCTAATCTGGCATTTTCCTCGTTTGTTAAGCACTCCGGTCGCTGTTTGTTCTGCCATTGCGTTATTGCCTCCAGGTCATAGACAGTCGTATTTGCAGGATCTGGCCAATAATGCACACCTTTTTCCCAAGTGTGCAAGCGGCGGTGTCTAATCTGGCCGTTCGTGTACCCCAGCGCCTCGCTGAGTTTTGCCTCAGTTACTGCCATCACCAGCCTCCGCAATCTGCGCCTCTGTTTCTATCCACCATCGCAAGTAGTCCTGCGCTTTATTTAGGTGAACGACAGGCGATTCTTTATGATTATGGGCGCGCCAAGTGTACTTAATCACATTGCCCTTACAGTACCCGGCGAAGTCAGCACCGCTCATGCTCTCGCGGATAGCGTCGATACATTCGATTTGTCCTTGGCGGTAATGCTCAGGCGCTGCGACCTGTTCTTCTTTGCTCAGTTTGCGTGCAACTGGCGCGGGGCCATGTATCAAGAAATCGTTAAACTTTTGCAAGGTGGCTGGCGTTGGGGTTTTAATCTCGCCCTGAACAAAGTGTTTTACAGTCGCGTAATCCACACCGATTTCGTCTGCAACTTTGCTGAAACCGCCAGTGATTTTGCCGCCTTCAGATTTCTCTATGGCGAGTGAATTTAGCTGTAGTTTGATTTCGTTATTGGTTAGCATTTTTCTTTCCTCTTCGCTTTGGGTTATCTAGTCGCGCATTGCGGTCCACGCTGCCGTCTGGCAGAACTATGTATCGGTTTCTTATGTTATAAACAGAGCTTGGCGTGAGGTTGTGCTGACGGGCGATCTCAGTCTTGCGCATGTTTGTCTCTTCCAGCATCTTCAACACTGACTTCACCACCTGGTCAGGCACCCCGTATGGGAACCTGCGCGTGATAGCTGACTCCCAACCATGCGACCTTTTACTGTGGCGCGCCTGAGCGCTTATGGCTTGTGCGAATTTGCACATACTTCTACTCCTTAAAACGGGATTTCTTGGACCCACTTTTCGCAGGCGTTTTCTCTAGTTATGAATTCTTGCGGTGGTGATGCTTGAAACTCAGAGCAGTACCCTGGCTGGTCGTACATGCGCTCACAGCTAAGGCAGTTGCGCTTGACTTGGCTGCGCGCCAAAAGCTCAGCGGCCTGCGCCTCTTTCATCTTGCGCATTTGCTCTAGGAACGCATCCATCAGCCTGCGACCTTGCCGTTAAATGCTTGCCGCAGGCTGTCGGTTGTCGCATCGCCAATGATGCGCGGGTCTTCAGCTGCAGCGATTTCGCTAGACAGATACCCGCCAGGGCCGTTCACAAACTGGTTGCCAGTGAGCTTATTGGTGTAGGTGACGTTATCGCCGTCTGTGTCGATTGGCTCTGCCCAGTTCGCCAGCAGCGGCGGTATGAAATTGTGCAGGTTGCAGCTTTTGCCTTGCGCCTCTACGGTGCTTGGCTTTTGGTGC